CTTCAAATCACGGTTTAGATGCCCTTGCCACAAGCATGAATGAAGGCTTAAACCTTGCAACTGAAGAACTTAAACTAGCCTACGCAAAAGTTGGCGTAGATTTAAATGAAGCCCTTGCTCAATACGCTTTGGATTTTGCTGATGCTATGACAGAAGCAAAAACCGATCTTACTGACACTCTTGCTGAACTACAAAAAGATCTCAATAGAGATCTTGCTGAAATGCAAGATGCTTTCCATGTAGCCATGGCTGAAATTAATAAAGATATTCAGGCAACAATTAATCAAATCTTTGCCCTTATAGCCGCTATTTCTGCTCTAGGTGGTCTTACATCAAGCGGCATTAAGGGTGGCAAAACCGATAGCGTTTCTACTCTGGAAATGTTTAAAAATAAAGAAAAGAAATTTGCTACTGGTGGAATTGTTACAGGACCTACACATGCTCTTATTGGTGAGGCTGGACCAGAAGCGGTTATACCATTAGATAAAATTGGCAAAATTGGTGGCACTGTAAATATTTCAATTCAGAACACAAATACACAAAGCGATCAAGACACAGCAAACGCTATTCTTAGAGCCATGCGTTTTGGTCAGGTTGTTCAGGTTTCAGGTGGGGTGCTTAATATCTAATGCCAATTACAACCCTGTATCAATTTTCTTTTAACAGTCAAGCATTTGGCGGCGCTGGATCTCCTTATCAAATTCAATCTGTTGATGGATTAGAAAGCCTGCCTACTATCCGTAATCAAGATGATAACCGTGGTTACAATGACGGCATGTTTACAGGGCGTGACTTTCTCAACGCCCGTACAATCAGCATAATTTTTAACACTTTTGCTTCAACTGGTGCGTCAGCGCAAACAAATTACAACACTATCCAACAAGCGCTTTTGCCGCAGACTTCTGGCACAACGCCGCTTTATTTCCGCTTATCTAACGCGGCTGGTGAACAAGTAGTTAATGCCCGTGTGCGCGCTCTTAGGACTGTTGTGGATCCTAACTACACTTATGGATACATTACATCTCAGGTTGATTTCTTTTGCCCTGACCCTAACTACTATGACAGCACTGTAAACAGCGCCGTTATGAGCCTTGGTGGGGGTCTAGGGCGCGTTTACAACCGTACATATAACTTGGTTTATTTAACTGGAGCCGCTCCGTACACAGCAGTTTTAAACAGTGGTTGGGCTACAACTTATCCCACCATAACTTTTAATGGACCAATTACTAACCCCGTTTTTGGAAATTTCACACAAGGTAAATATCTATTTTTAAATGGAACTTTTACAGATACAGACTCAGTTGTAATTGATTTGTATAATAAATTAGTTACGCTAAACGGTCAGCCTGCTAGAAATCTTTTGTTAGGTAATTCAGTTTGGTTTGATGCCCCGCCGGGAACAAATCAATTCTTTTATTATGGAACAGGTACACTTGCGGGTACTACTTCAGCAACCGTGACATGGCAAAGCGCTTACATTTAGGAGAGAAATGGCATTAAGAACCCCTCCAAGTTGGCTCCAAAATGGTAGTCACCCTGCGGAAAATGATCGTTTAAGCACACAGGCTTTATACAATGTTACTGGCGTACGCCGTACAGGTGATTACGCGGTAACTCAAAATTCACCAACAGGTATGTCAGTTCTTATTGCGGCTGGTTGGGCGGCAATTATTGGCACAACACAAGCAAACATGGGTACTTACCTTGCTTACAATGACGCTTCCTTAGCGGCAACAATTACAACAGCAGATCCAACAAATCCTAGAATTGATCTTGTTTGCGTAACAGTAAATGACGCGGCTTACACAGGATCTCTTAACAATGTTGTAGTAAATGTTGTAGCAGGAACACCTGCGGCTTCACCTTCAGTTCCCGCCACGCCCGCTAACTCAATTGCTTTGGCTCGCATTGCAGTAGCCGCAGGCGCAACAACAATAATTACAGCAAACATTACAGATGTTAGAACACGCACAGATATTGATGAAGTTGTTTTTAGTTCATCTACTACATCTACTGTTCCTGTAAGAATTCAACTTAATGCAGGACAGACTGGCAACGCGCTTCAGATCGTAAACAGTTCAGGAACAGTCCTTAACGGTTTTGATAGTAGTGGTAATCTTCTCACTGGTGGTATAGATGCCGCCTCACTAGAGTACGAATTTATTATGGGAGCATACTAAATGGCAACTAATACCCCTGCGGTGTTCTTTCGCGGAAACCCTGCTTATGGCACAACAAATGTTGCGCGTACCGTAACAACTGCGGCGCTAACATCTAACCTTGTTACTTTAACTTTTGGTTCAAACCATGGACTTTCTCAGGTAGGCACATTAATAAATGTGCAAGGCGTTGGTACCGCTTATGATGGATTATTCCCTGTAAATTCATTTCCCGGACTTAACACCGCAACTTATGTAGTAACAAACGCAAATATTGGTTCAGCCGCAGTTACACCTAACGGTTCAGCAATTTTTAATACAGGCGTTACAGTTGGCGGTTCTCTTTCTAATCACGCGGTTGTTAATTACACAGCAATTATTACTACTGGTTCTGCTCACGGGTTGGCTATTGGCGATATTGTTGATGTTAATACTGGAAACGCGGCAACGGAAGGAACTTATGTAGTTAATAGCGTACCTTCTGCAACACTATTTACTTATACATCAGCAACTCAAACGCTTGCTTCTGCCGCTTTAACACAAGGTTCATTTGGTAAATTTCCTGATGTTTATACTTTAGCCGCATCTACAAACGGTATTGTTACTAACGCGATTTTTTCTAACCCAACTACACTTTCTGCCCAAGTTAATTTAACTATTGACAATATTGCCGTAGCAAAACAGTTATCTATTGCAGGAAACGGTTCAACATTTATTGACTTAAAACAATATTTTGCAACTACAAAAAAGATTTCAGTTGGAACTTCAATACCTCAAATTGATTGCCAAGTATCAGGCATTACTATTGTTTAAGGAAGGTTAAATAATGGCTCAATCGTTTTTACCTGTTTCAACAGGGTTACAAAATCGCGGAACTTTTACTACTTCAGGCATTTTAAGCCTACCTACTTCTAATATAAATACACCCGCTATTGTTTATTTTCTTTTAATGGGTGGTGGCGGTGGTGGCGCTGGATATGACTCAACTAGTTTTTACAATAACTACAATACTCAGTGGTGTGTAGGTGTTCCGGGTCATGGTGGGGGTGCAGGCGCTCCGCTTACATTTGGCGTTACTGGAGTAATTGGAAGTGCTAATTACACTATTGGCGCTGGTGGAGCAGGTGGAACTTTCAATGTAAGTAGAATAGCCAATCCTAGCGGTATAAGTGCCGCAAATTATTCTGGTAATGGCGCGCAAGGTGGTACTACTACTTTGGGTGCTTTTAACGCGTATGGCGGATTTGGCGCTATGTCACCGTATAACGCAGATGGTGGTGCAGGTTTAGATGATTACAATGTTTCAGGATATATTGGCGTGTATTCAGGTGGTGGCGCTGGAAGCGGTGGTGGAAGAAACAGTTCAAGTGGGCTTACTGCTGGCAAATCGGGCGCTGGCGGAGTAGGTGGAGCGTTAGGAAGTAATGGTGGGAATGGAAACGCTAATGTAACTAATTGGGCTACCGCTCAATTTACTCCGGGAACGGGCGGAATAGGAATTGGCACTACCGCCTCTTACGCTGTTTACGCTAGTGGTGGCGGTGGTGGCGGTGCTGGTGGTACTTGTAATGGAGCAGGTGCTAGTCTTGGTGGCGCAGGTGGTGTAGGAACTTACGGAACTGGTGGGGCTGGCGGTAATGGCGCAAATGTTTCAGGTGGAACTGCGGCAACAAATGGTGGCGTTGGATCAAATGCAACAGGATTTGGCGCTGGTGGTGGCGGTGGCGGTGGCGGTGCTTGTGGAAATACTTATCAAATTCAAAACAGAGCGCCTGAAAATGCTATTGCTGGCGTAGGTAACGGCGGTAGTGGTAGCGGCGGTCTTATTATTTTTTGGTATTAACATGTGGGCATTGTTAGGAAAAGATAATAAAACTGTAATTGGTGTAGTTGCACCTGATACTTTAATTGAAGAAATTGAAAAAGAAAGAAATGGCTCAATTTTAATTAAAATGACTTTAGAAAACTCACCCGCTTACACAGGCGGAGAGTATTTACAAGGTAAATTTTATCCACCGAAAGGATATGAATAATGGCTTTATTTGCAGTTATTGAAGAAGGAATAGTTACGAATGTAATTATTGCAGATACTAAAGAGATTGCTGAACAAGTCACAGCAAAAACTTGCGTTGAATTTGAAAACACTCCTGATCAACCTAGTATTGGTTGGGCTTATGACGGCACAAACTTTATTCAACCTGTTGTAGAAGCACCACAAGATGCTGATACTGAACCAACTGCCTAAGTGCCAATTCTGTAATTCAGAGGCTAAATACGAAGCCCAAAGCACAGACCCAAGCACAATTCATCAATGGGTTTATGTCTGTAAAAAAGACTTAGGCGCTAAGACAATAAGCGACATACGCGAAGGTGCTGGTAGATTAGTCTTATTGGCTGAGTAAGGAGAAGGTATGGCTACAACCTATCGCTATCTCTTTGCAGACCTTTTAACCAATGAGATCCTTGCTGAATTACCTATTACGGGTGTTTCTTTTAATCAGCAATTAAATCAGGCTGGAACATTTCAAGGGCGTTTGCTTTTATCAGGTATTAACGCGGCGGCTTACAATGTAGATGCAGGAACCACCCCTGCCAGAACATCTATTTATGTGGACTCAGACGGTGAATTAATTTGGGGCGGCATTATTTGGGGGCGTGAATACAACAGCCTCACGCAGACGCTTACTATTTCAGCGCGTGAATTTGAGTCTTATTTTGAACGCAGGCGTATTACAACAGACACGGTATTTACAAATACAGATCAAATGACTGTTGCTGAAAGCCTTTTTAACACAGCCCAAGCCGCGCCTTATGGAAACATTGGCGTAATTGTTCCTACAAATACATCTGGCATTTTAGTTGATCGCACATATTACGGCTATGAAAAGAAACAAGTGTATGCGGCTGTTCAAGATCTTTCCCGTCAAGAAGATGGATTTGATTTTAATATTGAAGTGTCTTATTCAAGCGGTGTACCTATCAAAACATTACAAATGGGATACCCGCGCATAGGAACTGTTTATGATGTTAATAATCCAAGCGCGCTTGTTTTTAATTTCCCTGCTGGAAACATTGTTGAATACTCATATCCTGAAGATGGATCTATTGCCGCCAACACTTTGTACGCAATCGGCGCTGGATCTAATGAAGGCAAGTTAGAGTCCACGGCAGTTCAATCTACTTTCCTTGCAGATGGTTGGGCATTGCTAGAAGAACAAGCCAATTATTCAGACATTACAGACTCAACTGTTTTAGATCAATTGGCTATTGGTCAAGTTAATGCAGTGGCTTACCCACCAACAACTATTAAATGTGTTGTTCCTGCTGATGTTGCGCCTGCATTGCCAACCTATGACATTGGTGATGATTGCCGTTTAATAATTACAGATAACCGTTTTCCAAATGGTCTTGATGAAATTTACCGCATTGTTGGTATCAATGTTCAGCCCGGAGAAGATGGACCAGAACGCGTTACACTTACTTTAACTCAGACTACTAACTAAGGTGCGCCATGGCTTATATTAATCAACCGCCTGACTTGCGCGCCATGCAAGAAAATATTGATAATCGTTTAAGCAAACTTGAATTAGCACAGCGTTTTACCGCGCCCGTTGTTACATCTAATCCTACAAATCCGCGCACTGGTGACATTTGGTACAACACAACAGATGTTAAATTAAGAGCGTTGCTAACTGCTGTTGTTGATCTAGTTACAACTGGCACTGCCAATATTTTTACAGCCTTACAAACATTTTCTCAGGGAATTAGCGTAGCCAATGGCGCAACAATTACAACGGGCAATTTAACCGCTTCCGTTGGCAATATAGCGGCTACTGCGGGTTCTATTTCTGCTGGCACAACGGTTTCTGCTGGTACAACTATTGTTGCTGGAACTGGAATTACCGCTACAACAGGAAACATTACTGCTACTGCGGGAACAATATCAGGTACGGGTTTATCTATTACTGGTGGATCTACTTTAACCACATCTTTAAATTTAAATTCATTTACAACAGCCACAACCGTTGGTGCGGCAGGAGCGGCGGCGGCTACACCGTTGCCCGTTGGTTATGTAACTATCCAAATTTCAGGAACAGACTACAAAATTCCTTATTACAATGTTTAATTTTGTTACCATTAACGCCTTATGAATAATCTTGATACCACTTTAACGGTTTTACAAATTGTTTCTATTGCCATTTTGCTTCCTCTTTGGGCGTATAAAGCATGGGCTAAATTAGATGCGCGTCTTACAGAACAAGATAAAAAATTAGAACGCATTGATGCGCAATTTCACCGCAATGGCGGGTCAAGTTTGCGAGATCAAAATGATCGTATCGAGCGTGACCTAGCAAGACTTACAGGGCGCTTTGATCAACACATTGAAGATGGAAAATAACCGCTAAAATAGGTACAAGAAGGCGCTAACCGTCAAGAAACGGAAAGATGTTTAACGCCAATACTAAAAAAGTATGTAATTTATTTGCCGCTACAAGTATTTTTGTAGGGGTTGGTTTGTTATTTCCTTTAAGAGCGTTTGCAGAAGAAACACCCCCTGCCGTTACAAGCATTGTTACCGCAGGTGGTGATGATGTTTCTTATCAAATTCCTTTGACGGTAACGGTTGTGTATGACGGCGTAAGTTATCAAAATGTATATGCAACAACTAACTCAGTAATTACTTTTGGCAATCCTGACGGCACATATTGGGATTACCCCGTAACCCCATCTATTTCTATTGAGTCGCGTGACTGGTGGGTTTTGCCTGATCGTATGCCTGACACTCATTTTATTATTAATGTAAGTGAGGGTGGTTTTCAAGTAGATGGCGCATACCGCCCATACGGAATAATTACGGGTGAAATTACTAGCATTATTATTACTGCACAAATTCAAACAGACGGAACTGTTGCATATTCTTATGCAACTAATGGACCATTACAAGGCAATGAACGCACAGGCGCAAGACTTACTGATGGAACAGTTGTGCCATTAGAGGAAGCAAATATTGTAGAAGTTGTTGTTGCTCCCGTATTAGAACCTACGCCAGTTGAGCCAACACCAACGCCAGAACCAACGCCAACTGTTGATCCATCACCGCAACCAACGCCAACACCAACGCCAATAGATCCATCTCCTACCCCTATCCCTATCCCTGAACCGCAACCAGAGCCTAGACCAACACCAGAACCAGTGCGTGAAGATCCACCTTTAATTATTGAAGAACCACCTGCCGTTGTAGAGCCTCCCGTAGAGGAACCACCTGTTGTAGAAGAACCGCCTGCGGAAGAACCACCTGCTCCTGTTGAAGAACAGCCTATTGAAGAAACGCCTGCGCCCGTAGAAGAAGAACCTGCACCTGAAGAAGAAACGCCTGCGCCCGTAGAGGAAACATTACAGGCAGATGAAGTTGATTTAGAAAACCTTGCGCCAAACACACCTGTTGAATTATCTAATGGCGTAGTTTTAGAGGCTGGCGTGGTTATGGCTTTAGATTTATTTAATAATCCCGCAGAACTACTAAGTGAAATTTTTGCAGATCCCGCACAAGTATTAACCGCATTATCAAATATTGGCGCGGATATGAGTCCTGAAGTTAGAGAGCAATCAGAAAAAGTAATTATATCTGCTGTTATTGCAGGACAGATTGCCCAAACAGCCGCTTTATCTGCCGCCGCAACTACCGCATATAGGAGAAAACCATGATAAAAAAAATAATAAATGCCCTACTAGACCAAATATGGACACTCCTTGGAATGTTTGTTGCTTGGGTAGTTCTAGAAGGAAGCGCTAAAACAGTAGTTATGTACGCAATCGGTTTTGTAACGCTTGTTTATGTTGTATGGAAATCTATTGAGAAAGAGGAAAAATAATGGTAACAAATGTTTGGAATATTCTTATGAGAATTGTTGCGGTTTTTGCCGCATCAGGTCTTTCAGTTATTGGCGCTGGCGCAATCATTGGCATTGACACATTTCATGCCGTAATTCTTGCTGGCACTTTAGGCGTTACAACAGTAGTTGAAACCCTAGCGCGTGGCTTCTTAGATGATGGTAAATTAAGCGCCCAAGAGATCAATGAGGCGTTTGCCAAAGTTGATAAAAAGGCTAAAAACTAGGAGGGCTTATGAGCCAAAGAGCCGATTTGGTTGCGGTAGCGCTGAAAGAAGTAGGCACTATTGAAGGACCAAAAGATAACGAAACTAAATACGGCAAATTTGCTAAGGCTAATTTCCTACCTTGGTGCGGTTCTTTTGTTATGTGGTGCGCTAATGAAGTAGGGCTTAAAATCCCTAATTGCGTAAGCACTCTTGCAGGGGCTAAGGCATTTAAAGAAAAAGGCTTATGGCAAGATGCTGAAACAGCAACACCAGAAGCGGGAGATATAGTCTTTTTTGATTTTCCAAATGATAATTTAGACCAGATCTCTCATGTTGGAATTGTTGTTAAAGACAATGGCAATGGAACGGTTACTTGTATTGAGGGCAACACAAGCCCTGATAAAAAAGGCGATCAACGCAACGGTGGAGAATGTTGCCAGAAGGTGCGCGCCTACAAAAAGAAGAACGGCAGTAAACTTGTTAAATCGCAAGCCGTAGCCATTGTTGGTTTTGGCAAGCCTAAATTTAAGGATTAATATGAATAAAAAATTACAAGCAATGTTAGAGTCTTACGCTCGCTCATTTGTTGTAGCGGCTATTGCTGTTTACAGCGCAGGAGAAACAGACATACAGGCAATTGGTATTGCTGGATTAGCCGCTATTGCGGGTCCTGCAATCCGCGCAATCAATCCTAAAGACGCTTCATTTGGTTTTGTTGCTGACAAAGTTGATGTTGAGTTGGCTAAGTTGGCAAAGAAGTCTGCAAAGAAAGCAACTAAGAAGAAGGCATAAGTTTCCCGCCTCCATGGGAAAGCACACCTGAGTAAGTGTCTAAACTGCTCATTTATAGTTTTTGATGTAACCTTTGAGGCAAGGAGGCAACAATGGGTATAGCAAATAGACTAGAAGAACTTTCAATAGCAAGGCAAAAACCAGAAACTTTTTGCGCATATCAATCGCTGTATGACACGCTATCAAAAGAAGATCAAAAAGCATTAGATGATGCGTGGGCTAAAGGCTATTCAATAAATTTAATTCTTACCGCTATTAGATCTGAAGGCTATAAAAGTAGCAATGAGTCTTTGCGCGCTCACAAGAATGGGGCGTGTCGGTGTCCAAGAAAGTAGATGAAGTTCTTGCTGAACGCCTAGAACAATATGGTGAAGCAATAGTTGAGTTCACCGCTATTGGGCGTATTTGGGGCGCACTATTAAAGATTGAAGATATACCACCGCATGAAGTTGCTTTAATGATGGACTCATTAAAAACAGTGCGGTGCTTTGCCAACCCAACTTATTTAGACTCATGGATAGATAAACAGGGATACACCCAACACGGTATGGAGATAGCGCGTGAGTCTTGAACAACGCTTTGAAGAAATGCCAGAGGGCATTGAGTCTGATGATGTTAAAGAATTACGCAATGCGCTCTTGCGTGTGCAGAAACAATTAAAGCAAGCCAAAGAACGCACAGAAGATTTGGTGCTTACAACCCACCAAGCCGCGTATGACGCAATGCTGACATTTGGAAAGATTGCGCCAGTTAAAGAACCTGCATTAGACAAAAGAAAAATAAAAGCAGAAACAGCGCTTTGGCACATGACCGATTGGCAGGGCGCTAAACGCACAACCACATACAACAGTGAGGTAATGCGTACAAGAGTCTTAGAGTTTTGTACGAAAGCCGTAGCCATTACAGATATTCAACGCAAAGATCACCCTGTTAAAGAAGTCTATATTTGTTTTGGCGGTGACATGGTTGAAGGTTTATTTAACTTTCCTAGTCAAGCCTTTGAAGTTGATGCAACATTATTTGAGCAATATGTAAATGTTTCCCGTTTGATTGTTGATGTAGTCCGATACGCATTGGCTAACTACGAAAAAGTTACGGTAGTTCCTGAATGGGGAAATCATGGGCGCATAGGCTCCAAGCGCGACAATGTGCCGCGATCAGATAACTTTGATCGCATGTGTTATGAACTTGCCCGCCAGTTGCTTAGTGGGGAAAAGCGGCTGGCGTGGCAAGAATGTCCTGAAGATATACAGCGCATTGAAATTGGTAATTACCGCGCACTTTTAATTCATGGTGATGAAGTTGGGCGCAATGGCTTTGCTTCTCCTGCCGCAATTGTTGGGCATGTATCGCGTTGGCTTTCAGGATCTTATCCATGGCATTTTAGAGATTGTTACATTGGGCATTACCACACACACAATGAATGGGCTTTGCCAAATGGTTTGG